AGATGGCATCCGCTACACACGTTTCGCAATTGTACGGAATAGCTACCCAATGCTAAAGACCACGACCATCAAGACGTGGCTCGACCTGTTTCCAGAGGCCACCTTTGGCCCAATGCTGTGGACTCCACCCATCACGCACCACATTCGGCTGCCGTCTAGGGGTGACGCTGCGGGCATTGACTGTGAGGTGATCTTCCTGGCCCTGGACCAGCCCAAGGACGTGCGAAAGCTGCTCTCGCTCGAGCTCACAGGTGCCTGGGTGAACGAGGCCCGAGAGCTTCCAAAAGCGGTTATTGATGGGCTCACGCATAGGGTGGGGCGATATCCTACCAAGCGTGACGGTGGTGCGAGCTGGCACGGTATCTGGATGGATACCAACCCAATGGATGATGACCACTGGTGGTTCCGTATGGCAGAAAAGGAAAAGATGACCGGGGCCTACGCCTGGAAATTCTTTAAGCAGCCAGGCGGCATGGCAGAGGTGGACGCAGCTGATCTACCCGAAAACCCAGAGGCCAATGATCACGTCTTTTCTGCCGGCAAGTGGTGGAAGCTCAACCCCAAGGCCGAGAACATTGGGAACCTGCCGGCCGGTTACTACCAGCAGATGCTGCTCGGCAAGAACCTGGACTGGATTCGCTGCTATGCCGGTGGCCTGTATACCTACGTTCAAGAGGGCCGGCCGGTATGGCCTGAGTACGATGACAGCATGATGAGCGGCGAGGTGGACTACGACCCGCAGCTGCCCATCCAGGTGGGGCTGGACTTTGGTCTTACCCCTGCGGCCGTCATTGGCCAGCGATATCCCAATGGCCGGTGGGTGGTGCTGCATGAGATTGTGACCTTTGACATGGGCCTCGAGCGGTTCGGCCAGCAGCTACTAGCAGAGCTCAATGCCAAGTTTCCGACTGCCCAGGTGATGCTTTGGGGCGACCCTGCCGGTATGGCCAGGGATGCCATCTATGAGGTGACGGCATTCGACCACCTGCGCACCCTGGGGCTACGCGCTCAGCCAACCTACAGCAACGACTTCAAGGTGCGCCGAGAGGCTGCGGCCATGCCTATGCAGCGCCTGATCAACGGCAAGCCTGGCCTCATGGTTGCGACAGAGTGCAAGATGCTGCGCAAGTCTCTGGCCGGTGGCTACCACTTCAAACGGGTGGCCATTGGTGCCGGCCAGGAGCGGTTCCGAGATGCGCCCAACAAGAATGAGCACTCGCACATTGGCGATGCCTTTGGCTACCTTCTGCTGGGTGGCGGCGAGCACAAGCGCATGACCAAGAGCGGATTGCAGGCATCTGGCACATTCATGGTCCCAACGGTGGCCACAGCGGAGTGGGATGTATTTTCAGTTCGTTGAGCAGCTGAACCGGCGGTGTACGGTCAAGGGGGCATTCTTTATGCCCTTCTCACCCGTGCATACCACCCGGCTCAACGTCACTCAGCCCGAGATTGTGGCTGCCAGCAAGTTCATAGATATCTCTCAGGCGATTGCCAACCAGGCTGCCCTGGGGCCTGCCGTGACCGGCTTCCTAAACTCGCAACCCGTTTGCTGCTTTGGGTTTGTGCCAATCTGGGATGGCGTGGGAGAGGCCTGGCTCATTGCCGATGACAAGGCCAGGACCAAACCGATTGGCCTCACAAAGATGGGAAAAGTGTTTTTCGATATCTTGCAGATATCTTACCGATTGCACCGGGTACAGATAGCGGTTAGAACCTCAGATACGAGGGCGCATAAGTGGGCACTCTGCTTGGGGTTCGAGCAAGAAGGCCTGATGCGCAATTACGGTCCCGATGGGGCAGATCACTACATCATGGCGAGGTGCAAATGAGCGGATTATTTGGTGGTGGCAAAAGCAGCGGAGCTGCCGAGGCCCAACTGGCAGAGCAGAAAAAGGAAAACGAGCGACTCAAGCAGCAGCAAGAAGAAGAGCGCCGTGAGCTGGCAGAGCAGTCTGAGTCTCGCCGGCGTGCCCGGATGCGTGGAGGTTCTCGGATGCTTCTGTCTGGTGCCCGTGTTAACCCAGAAGAGGGTGTGACCACCCTGGGTTCGGTCGGTGGAGGGCAATCATAATGGGCGGCGTTACTAGAGCTTTAGGACTTGCGAAAAGCGCCGGTGTCGTAAAGGAGGTTCCTCCAGAGCCAGCCCCGGCTGCAAAAGCAGCGGCAAAACCGGCAGATCAGGTGGCGGCAGAAGACAGGTCTGCGCGCAGGCGTGCTCGCCGTGGCGGCCGTGCAATGCTTTCAGATACCCGGCTCAATCCTGAGCAGGGCGTGTCAACCCTTGGGACCACAGGACTATAACCATGCCAGATACCGACAAAATGAAAAAGAAGGTTGCTACCGTGATGCGTGAATACGCCAAGGGCAAGCTCAAGTCGAGCTCTGGCCAGAAGGTAAAGAGCGAGAAGCAGGCCAAAGCAATCGCCATGAGCGAGGGCCGTAAGGCTGGGGGGTATGGCAAATGAAGGCCGGCCTCTACGCAAACATTCACAAGAAACGGGAGCGCATAGCCGAGGGCTCAGGCGAGAAGATGAGAAAGCCTGGCTCTAAGGGTGCGCCCACGGCCGAGGCATTCAAGAAGGCAGCCAAAACTGCCATGAAGGCCAAGAAGTGATCGGCTGGCTCGCCGTGGTGGCCTTCTGCGTTCCAGGCGAGTGCAACTTCTTTGCCGACACAAAGACACCATATTCCACCCTGGAAGCCTGTGAAGAGAAGGTGAACAAAGTGGTTGATGACATGGAGGCTGTCGGCATCCCTGTGGTTATTCCCGGCTGCATCCCCATTCGGTTTACACAGACATGAGCCTGACAGTAGAACGTGAATCATTGACCACAGCCAGCCGGTTGGTGACCCCAACCTACATGGCCGACAGCGGTGACCAGATCATTGGTAGCGCACAGGACCCGGTGCCACAGATCGGTTACGGGGCTCAGAAGCTGCGAGATGGCAAGGTCTATGGTGTCGGGGTGGTCTATGACTTTGCCAGTCCGCTGGCAGATGGTGCCTCGATAGATATCGGCATTGCCTGGAGTGCTGGGGTAACGCCAGTAGTGTCATTCTTTGGATTGTGCGCAGGCGATGCCCTGGGCTTTCTGTATGAGTCTGCCACCCTAAGTGGAGGCACAGCGGCCACAGCAATCAAGCTTAATCGCAATTCTGCTATAGCCAGCCAGTCGGCCATCACCATTGCGCCCACCGTGTCGAATGTTGGCACGCTTGTGCTCAAGCAAATTCTCATTGGTGGGTCTGGCAAGAAGGCCGGTGGTGGAGAGGTTGGCTCAAGCAACCTGATTCTCAAGCCACTGACTTCTTATCTGATTCGCCTGACCAACGTAAACGGCACCGCTCATGCGGCCGAGCTGATTGTGGAGTGGTCCGAATAATGCCCGCAAAAAAATATCAAAACCCAAGCGGTGGGCTCAACGAGGCCGGCCGCAAATACTTCAAACGCACCGAGGGGGCCAACCTCAAAGAGCCGGTCAAGGCTGGCACCAACCCCAGGCGAGTGTCATTTGCTGCCCGCTTTGGTGGGATGGATGGCCCGCTGGTAGATGAGAAGGGTAGGCCCACCAGGCTGAAGCTGGCGCTCAAGGCTTGGGGGTTTGGAAGCAAAGAGGCCGCCCGCAACTTTGCTGCAAGACACAAAAAGGACTGATGACATGATGCGATTGAACCCGGAGCAAGTGCTCAAGCGCCACGACATGGCGCTACGCAAGAAGGATGACTTCCGAGACCTGTACGAGGATGCCTACGAATTCGCCTTGCCCCAGCGTAACCTCTATGACGGTTACTACGATGGCAAAGTGGGTGGCTCAAAGAAGATGGCCAGGGTGTTTGACTCGACTGCCATCAACTCCACACAGCGTTTTGCCAACCGTTTGCAGTCTGGAATCTTCCCGCCACAGCGCAAATGGGCACGCCTCGAGCCAGGCCCCAACATTCCAGATGACCGCAAGGCAGAGGCCCAGGAGGCCCTGGACGTTTATTCTGAGAAATTTTTTGCCACCCTAAAGCAATCAAACTTTGACATTGCCATGGGCGAGTTTCTGCTCGACCTGGCTGTGGGCACGGCCGTGATGATGGTGCAGCCCGGTGATGACACCAGTCCTATCAACTTTGTGCCGGTGCCGCAGTTCCTGGTGGCTTTTGAAGAGGGTGCCAATGGCCAGGTGGACAATGTGTATAGAAGGATGCGCATGAAGGCTGAGGCGATTACACGCCAGTGGCCAGATGCCAAGATTGAGCCGGGCTCGCAGCTGGCCCGCCTGATTGACGAGAAACCCACCGAGGACGTGGACCTGGTCGAGGCCACAGTCTTTGATGCCAAGCGGGGCGACTACTGCTATCACGTCATCTACAAAGAGGGTAAGCAAGAGCTGGTCTACCGGCGCATGAAGGTCTCGCCCTGGGTGGTAAGCCGGTACATGAAGGTGGCCGGTGAGATATATGGACGTGGCCCGTTAATAACCGCTCTGCCCGATATCAAAACACTCAACAAAACACTAGAGCTCTTGCTCAAAAATGCCTCGCTGGCCATTGCTGGTGTATATACAGCCGCAGACGATGGCGTGCTGAACCCTGCCACCGTGCGCATTTTGCCGGGTGCCATTATCCCTGTGGCCAGGAACGGTGGACCCCAGGGACCGAGCCTAAGCGCCCTGCCCAAGTCTGCTGACTTCAACGTGAGCCAGATTGTGATCAACGACCTGCGGGCCAATATCAAGCGCATTTTGCTCGATGAGAGCCTGCCGCCCGATAACATGAGTGCCCGGTCTGCCACTGAGGTGGTCGAGCGCATGAAGGAGCTATCGCAGAACCTGGGCTCTGCCTTTGGCCGCCTGATCAACGAGACCATGATTCCGCTGGTGGAGAAGATTCTGCTGGTGATGGACGAGCGTGGCCTGATCGACCTGCCCCTGCGTGTCAATGGCCTCGAGGTCAAGGTGTCTGCCGTGGCCCCGCTGGCCATGGCGCAGAACATGGAAGAAATCAATAACATTCTCCAGTTCTCCCAGATTGCCCAGGCCGCCGGCCCAGAGGGTGCGATGGCCATCAAGGTGGGCGATATGCTTGACCTGATTGCCGAGAAGCTCGGGGTGCCCCAGAAGATCAGGCGCAGCCCAGAGGAGCGGATGATGCAGATGCAGCAGATGGCCATGGCGGCCGAGCAAAACCCTGAGATTGCTGCACAGGTTGTGCAGGGGGCTGTTTAATGCCGGGCTGGGATGAGCTTGAAGACCCAGTGCCGTCAGATGCCAGGGATGTACAACAGGGCCGTGATGACCTCAATAAGCTGGTCTTGAGGGTCTTTACCTCCGAGGACGGTGCCAAGCTGCTGGAGTGGCTTGAGCAAACCTATGTGGATGTGCCCGTTGCCGTGCCGGGTGCTGACTCATCTTACGCATACTATGCCGATGGGCAGAGGTTCGTAATACGAGACATCAAAGCACGGATATCTATTGCAAGGAAACTTTAATGGAAACGCAAGAGAACCAACCCAGCAGCGATGCTGGCCTATTGGACTCGGCCACCATTGCCGATGAAGATCAGGGTCAGCAGAACCCAGTCGCCACCGATATTGAGCACAAGGTGGCACCCGAGGAGGATGGACCGCTAGAGCGCCCCGATTGGTGGCCAGAGAACTTTTGGAAAAAAGACAACTCTGAGCCTGATCTTGAGGGCATTGCCAAGAGCTGGATGGACCTGCGCAAGCAGATCAGCCAGGGCAAGCACAAACCCCCAGAGGACGGCAAATACGACACGGCAGTATTCGGGGATATCCCAGAGGATGACCCGGTGCGCAGCCACGTCCTGGGCTGGGCCAAGGAGTACGGCATCAGTCAGGCTGCATTTGACAAGCTTGTGGGTGACGTGGTCTCAATGAGTGGTGACCAGCAGGTGCAGATGCAGCGCACTATCCAAGAAGAACGTGCGGCTCTGGGCCCTAACGCAGATGCCATCATCAATGGCATGACCGACTGGGCCCGTGGCCTGGTGCGTAAGGGCATCTGGGGCAAGGATGACTTCGAGGAGTTCAAGGTTATGGGTGGCACGGCCAAGGGCATCCTAGCGCTATCCAAGCTGCGGGAAACCTACGAGGGCACCCGCATTCCCAAGGACTCTGTGCCCATCGAGGGCGCACCCAGCAAGGACGAGCTCTATGCCATGGTGGGCGACCCCAAGTATCAGAGCGACCCGGCTTACCGGGCCAAGGTAGAGAAGCTCTTTATGCAGAACTTCGGTTAGTATTTAATTGCTTTCATTCTCTCCTCCCTCTTGCTGAAGAGGTTGACCCCGGCCCAGCGCCGGGGTTTTTTTATACCCCTTGCATTCCTCGGATAAAACCCTTAGAAAACGGTTAGGGCTAATCAGATATCTGACCCCTGCCGCTGCGGATGCAGACGAGTGGTACCCGTAAGGTGCAAGCTAGGCCCAGAACACCGGCTAACCGATGCGACAACCAACCTTTTTTAATTTTTCAAGGAGACTGTGATGTCTACGCTTTCACCAGCTTTTATCACGCTCTTCGATGCCGAGGTTAAGCAGGCCTACCAGGCGAAAGCCCAGTTGGTCGGTGCGGTTCGTCAGCGTCGTGGAGTCGAAGGTTCTACCGTTAAATTCCCGAAAGTCGGAAAGGGTGTCGCCACCGTGCGTGTTCCCCAGTCTGACGTTACCCCTCTGAACGTTGCTTTCAGCCAGGTCACTGCGACCCTTCAGGACTGGAATGCCGCTGAGTACAGCGACATCTTCAACCAGGCCAAGGTCAACTTTGACGAGCGCCAGGAGCTGGTTCAGGTGGTTGCCAACGCTATCGGCCGTCGCCAAGACCAGATCATCCTTGATGCCCTGGCCGCTTCCTCGACCTCTAACGTGGTGACCGAGGACGAGGGTGGCACCGACACTGGCCTGAACGTGGCCAAGCTTCGTGCTGCCAAGCGCCTTCTGGACAAGAACAACGTCCCGATGGACAACCGTCACATCATCATTCACGCCAACAGCCTGGCCTCCATCCTCGGTGAGACCTCGGTGACTTCTGCCGATTTCAATACCGTGCGTGCCTTGGTGTCGGGTGAGCTCAATACTTTCTTGGGCTTTACCTTCCACACCATTGGTGACCGTGCTGAAGGCGGCCTGCCTGTTGCCAACTCTGAGCGCAAGCTCTGGGCCCTCCACCGTGACGCTGTCGGCTACGCCGAGGGTATCGCCCCCCGCACTGAGATCAACTACATTCCTGAGAAGACTTCCTTCTTGGTGAATGCAGTCTTCTCGGCCGGTGCGATTGCCATCGACGCAGAAGGTATCGTCGAAATTCAAACCACCGACGCTTAAGGAGAACTGACATGGCTTACTCGGTAACTGGATTGAATTTGGTTGGTGGTTCCAAAGCAGGGCAGTCGCCCCAGATTTGGACCTATCAAACCAATGACGCAATCGGCGATGTGGATGGTGCCGGCTACTTTAATGATGCCGCCTCCCTCCTCAAAGTCGGTGATCTGATGTATGTGTTCTCTGCTGCTGACAGCACGCCTGGCTTCGGGTTTGTGGTTGTTAACGCCAACAGTGGCACAGTGGTTGACGTGACCAGCGTTACAGCAGTGGGTACTGTAGACAGCGACTAATTGCCGCTCGAGTACAGCACCAAGCACAGGGGGTGCGCCATTATCTGTGGCGCATCCCCTTCTCTTTTTGAGGACCTAGAAGCAGCTCGCCAGCTACGGCCAGATGCCACCATCCTGGGCGTGAAGTATGCTGCCAGCTTGGTGCCAGAGATCGAGCACATCTGGACACAGCACGGTGAGATGACCCTGCTAATCAGGGCGGCCGCCAACCGGCCAATCATTGTGCACGCCAGGCCTAAGACCTTGCAGACAGCCAAGGGCACTGCCTGGCACATCCCATGCAAGAAGGAAGCCTACGAGGCCATTGACTACATCTGGCCATCCCTGTCCTATGCGGTGGGGTCTAGTGGTGTAGCCGGGGCTCTCTGGGCCAGGCACGGCATGGGGTTTGATGAGGTAATCATGGCCGGCATTGGCCTTACCGTAAGCGACAAGAATTATGCGGCTGGCTACCCCAACAAATACAGCAAACCAGAGGGCTATGCCAGCTCGGACCAGATCGACAACTGGGTGCGGATTCTGAAGCAGCACCAGCAAGAAGGCAGAACCGAAGGCATCTTTTCGATGTCTGGCAAAACAAAAAACATACTTGGAGCGCCGATAGCCTTGTAAGATATCACTTTGTCTGTTAAACCCTTAGAATCAATGCTGGAGACATAACATGGCCGCTGGTGATTCCGCACTCTCAATCTGCTCTGATGCCCTGCTGATGCTGGGGGCCAATGCCATCTCCAGCTTTAACGAGGGCACAGACGCAGCCAACATCTCTGACCGGCTCTACCCGGACCTGAAGAACCAGGCCCTGCTGGTTTACCCTTGGTCATTTAGCTTTAAGAAGGTCAAGCTCTCCAGGTTGGTGACCACCCCGACCACCGAGTACAGATACGAGTACCAGCTACCGGGTGACCGGCTCGGACCACCGAGGGCAATCTTTACGTCTGCCTCTCCCGGCCAGCGGCCCAGCAAAGAGTACCGCATATTCCAAGACAAGCTGCTGACCGACTACGAGGAAGTCTGGATTGACTACCAGTATGCGGTGCAAGAGTTTGAGATGCCGGTCTACTTTGTGCAGCTGCTCAAATACATGATGGCCTGGCACCTGTCCTACCCGATCACCGATCAGGACTCCAAGGCTCAATACTGGCAGGGCGTGGCCGTTGGCTCGCCGTCTGAAAACGGCCGGGGTGGCTACATGAGGACCGCTATCCAAATGGATGGCCAGGGCCAGCCCACCAACTACATTGATGACTTCGCCCTGATTGCGGTGCGCCAGTGACCCGATTCGTATCAATCCAGACCAACTTCAGCACGGGTGAGATTGACCCGCTGCTGCGGGCACGGGTTGACCTGCCGGCCTACGGCAATGCCCTTGAGGAGGCCACCAATGTGGTGGTGCAGCCCCAGGGTGGAGTAAGACGCAGACCAGGCCTGCGGTACGTTACAGAGCTGCCAAATAGCGGTGCAGAGTCTGCGGCCAATGGGGTGCGTCTGGTGCCGTTTGAGTTCAGCACCAGCGACAGCTATATGCTGTGCTTCACACACAATCGGATGTTTGTTTTCAAAAACGGTTCATTGGTGCTGGACCTTAATGGTGGCTCGCTGGATTACCTGGACACCTCGAGCCTAGGGCTCACGGGTGCTAGGCTCTCCACCTTGGGATGGACGCAGTCTGCTGACACGCTGATTGTGGTGCAAGAAGATATCCCGCCCGTCAAGATTGTGCGGGGGGCCACAGACGCAGACTGGACCGGCTCGGTCATCACCTTTGACTCGACTCCTAAATACGCATTTTCCCCATCCTTTAGCAACCCTGCTGGCACGCTGACACCTTCGGCCGTGTCTGGCAAGGTGACGCTGACGGCCTCCACTGGCACGCCTTTTAGTGCCGCCTCGGTTGGCCAGTACATCAATGCCAGCCCACAGGGCAGGGCCAAGATTGTGCAGTTCACCAGCAGCACGGTGGTGCAGGCCATTACCGAGTTTCCATTCTTTAGCACGTCAGCCATTGCCAACAATGACTGGGAGCTTGAGACAGGCTATGAGGCGGTCTGGTCTAACACCAGGGGATACCCGCGGTCGGTGACTTTCCATGAGGGCCGCCTGTACTTTGGTGGCTCACGGGCTCGGCCGTCTACGGTCTGGGGTTCTAAGGTCGGCCTCTTCTTTGACTTTGAGGCTACAGAAGGATTGGATGACGATGCCGTTGAAGCCACGCTGGACACCAATACATTCAACGCCATCACAGATATCCAGGCGGGCCGAGACCTTCAGGTATTTACAACAGGCGGTGAGTTCTACTGCCCCCAGGAAGGCCTCCAGCCAATCACCCCTGACAACTTCTTCGTCAAGTCTACGACCCGCAATGGCAGCCAGGAAGGCATCCGGGTCCAGCAGCTAGAGTCTGGCACC